ATCTTCGCGGCCAGGGTCTCATTGGCGATCAACTCGGACAAATCGTGCGTGGCCTGAAGCATGGCCGCCAACCAAGTGATTCCTTGGCTCTGGCTTGGCCGACCGCGGCGGAAGAGATGGATGACCCGGGCGGCGAGCACCCGCGATGTCTTGGTATCGCCGCCGCGGAAGTCGTAGGGATGCTCAGCCCAGAAATGATAGGCCGCGACCTGGTGCCACTTGTTGAACTCGATCCCGCGGCGGATGTAGTTGCCGGCGGGTATGGGCCCCGCCTCGGATGTCGCGGCCCCGGTCATGGGCCAATCCAGGTCGAGGCGGAGTTGCTCGGCCTCCAGGAGTTGGTAAGCGAGAGGAATCACCCGGCCGGGGTCGTTCAACTGCGATGCGACCAGGAAGCACTGGCCGGCCTCGACGGCCTCGCCCATGGCGAGATTTTGCATGTCGATGAGGTGCAATTTGCCTTCGACATCGCACTCCTCGGCCCACCGCTCGGCCCAACCGTCGATCTCTTCGTTGGCCTGTTCATCGGGTTCACCGTTAACCTCAATATCGGCCTCGGCTCTCAGCCCTTCATCGCCGATCACGTTCTGGCAGATTCTCTCGCGAATCTGCGCGGCCCAAGGCTCGTTGCGCACCAGGTCGCGGGCCCGGCGGGTGATGTTGTCCCAAGCGACGCCGATCGCCGAGTCTGCGGCAAGGTGCGGAGGGACCCATTCGCGGTTCAGGCGATTGACAGCGGCCGATTGATAGCCCATGCGGGCGCCGGCCATCGAACCGCTGATCCGCGGGACTCGACGGCCGGGCGGGGCGACCAGCGGCATTCGGACCGCGCCGGAGCTCGTGATATCGTCGGTGGTGATGGTCGTCGTCAGTGACAAGTGGGAACGTCTCTTACGATGCGCGCATGGGCCGGGCAAACCGGAAACTGCCGCCTGATTCGGCGGCCAGACGGCTGGTTAGGGTCGCTTCGAGGCGCTGGAGGCGGTCCAGATCAATCTTGGTGACGGTCTCTGAACCTTCGCCCCATTGGGCGACACCGGATGTCACGATATCGGAGATCGCCTGTCGGACCTGGTCGAGAAGAGTGGCGGTGTCAGGGGCAGCCATCCCCTAAGTATCACGCCACAGCAGAATGCCGCACCCCGGAAAAAGAGCTTCCGTCAAAAACTTTTACCAATGTTTGGTAGAATTTCCCCGGGCATTACCAATGTTTGGTATGGCGGGACTTTTCCGGCGTCAACTTCCCGGTTTTTCTGCCGGCGACGGACCCGGATGAAACTCAACGGACATCAACAGCAACGGCGTTGCCGCCAGGGCGGCGGCCTGGGCCTCGGCGGCGCAGATTTTGTAATCGATCGCGCCGGTCTCGAAGTTGCCTTTGGCACGATTGATAACGGCCGGGAGGGCCGCGAGGAGGGCCGCGCGGTATTGGCTGTTGATAATCGCCTGCCGTTCCTCCGGAGTGAGAAACACGGCAGTTTTCTGTCCGGGAACCTGAATGCGTCCATCAGACATCGGGATTGCTCCTTGATTTCTGTACCGCGCAAGGGCGCGGCGCTCGCGGCGTTGATTGCTCATCGCTCAGACCTTCGGCTCGGGATCGGGATTCAGGAGGGCACGCCCGGCGGATTTCCCGTGTCCGTAGAGATTCTTGAGCGGGCCGATCGGTCGGATCGTCCGGGCGCGCTTCTGACAACCCTTCTCCGGACATTTGTAGTAAGAATACATCGCGGAGCTGTGATAGCACACCATTTGCCCCCGGTGCGCCGGACAGACCGGCCTCTGGTCCGCCCGGGGCCGCGCCGCTACAGGGGCCGTGGGTTGTTCGATATGCTCCAACGCCGCGTCGTCTTGGGGTGAGATTCCGAATCCGGTTTTGCTGCTTTTGGCCATAAAATTCTCCATGCAAAAGCTTTGATCCTAACTTCTTGGGCGTCCGTAGGGCATCTCCGCCGGCAACATCGGGTGCGATCGCTCAGGTGTCGATTGTTCCCCCGCGCCGGCAGGTTTTGTTTCGCGGGTCACGCCCCAATGGGCTGGGTCCCAGTCGCCGCCCACGATCATATCGGCTAGGCCCGCGGCGTAGACTTCGCAATCCAGGCAGTGAGAGCCGGTCTCATTGGAGATCACCTCCCATTGTATCACCTTGCGGCCGTGGACGGGCTTGGGTTCGCGGCGCTCGTTGACCACCTGGCGCAGATAGTCCTCGCCCCGGGCTGTCTCCAGGATGTTCTCGGGGAGCCACCAGGCTCCGGGTTGCGTCCGATCCGCAAACCAGCGATCGGAGGTTTCCCCCTTGTACGCATTCGTGTCGATCCCCCACGCCTGCGTGCCCTCGGGATAGAGTTTGCCGGTACGGGCATTGCGCTCAAGCCGGTGGAGCTTGTAGAGCGATCCAGGGAGCGAATGGGGGTCGCCGTAGACGGCCACGGCGCGGCCACCCGGATGGGCGCGAATGAAGTTGTGGACATCGGTCGGGCGGTAGCCGCAATCGAGCCCCAAGAGGCGCACGGCGAGCTGGCTGTAGCCGTGAGGCGTCTCCCCCAACACCGGCCAGCGGCGATTGAGGACCGCGGCGGTGAGTTGGTCGAGGTCGCTGGCGAGCAATTCATCGCCATCCCCGCCACCCTCCGAGCGGGTCTGTTTTGCGAGATAACCGAGGTCAACCAGCCAAGAGGTCTTGAACCCGCCCCAGGCCCGCACGATCCACCAGACGCCTTCGAGATGCACGTCGGCACCCGCCGTAAGGAAGTAGGCTTGACGAGGGATCGTGCCGCGGGGATGGGCGCCGGCGAGCCACTCCCCGAGGTCTCGCCACCGCGGGGTTTTCCCGCGGTGGATGAAGGCGAGGCCAAGCCAATCATTGAAGAAGCGCTCCAGGCCGGCCGAGGTATTGCGCTTCAAGAGGTATTCTTCGGCCACACGGCCAAAGCTGATCCCCGGGGCGTAGAGCGAATTGATGCGGTAGCCGCGGCGCCGGGAATCGAGGGACCCTGCTGGGCCGACCAACTTGCCCTTTGCGGTCACCTGCGCGGTCTCGGGGCACCAGACGCCGCGGGAGACCATGCCGGGCTTATCGGCGTCGGTCAGTTTGCAACCGTGCTCACAGAGATAGTACGCCGCTTGCCGGGCGTCAGAGGCCGAAAGCCATTTGCCAGCGGCGTCCTGCAAGCCGGCGGCCCCGCCGCGGCCAGCGAACTCGCCATGTCGGTGGGGGAAGAAACGCAATTCCTGGTAGTGGCCGCACTGCGGACAGGGGACCTTGAAGACCCGCTTGTCGGTGCCCTGGTATTCGGCCTCAAGTTGCGCCGAGGCACCGATCGGCGTCCCCTCCATGACGACCACCGCGCCGTCGAGAAATGCCTTGGTCCGCTCCTTGGCGAGGGAGACGGGCTGGGCCCAGCGGTCCACCTCCGAGCACAAGACGATCTTGCAGGCACGGCCGCTGAGTCGCTGCGTGGACCGCTTGCCGCCGCGCCCGGCCCAGGCCAGGTAGATGAGGCACTTCTCCAGGTCGATGTGCCGGTCGTTCCACTGGCACTCGGGCGGGACGCGGGAGGCGATGGTCTTGGACATGAGGGCCCGGGCATAGATCGCGTCGCGGGCCTCGCGGGCGTAGATGCGGTCGGGTCCGGCGAACATCATGGGGGCCCGGCCAACTTCGCCCTGCGAGAGGATGATCGCGTTGACCAGCTCCGTCTTGCCAAGCTGGGTCGCGCCGATGAAAACGATTAGGTCAACGTCCGCGGCGTCTACGGTGTCCAGAATCTCGCGCAAGTAGGGGTGCTCATCCAGGTCGAAGGCCCCGGGGGTGGCCCCGGTCTCGGCGGGGATGCGCAGATTCCGCTCGCACCAGTCGCTACGGACGGGTCGGAGAAACGGTCGCCAGGCGGCGGAGCCAGCGTGGCGGATGGGGAGGGTGGAGATCATCGGTCAATTTGGCGTGGCCGGCTGGTCATCGTGTTTTGATCTCTGACAATTCGGACGCGTAACGGAGCAATTCGGCGACCGGAATGAACTTCTCGGCCCCGCCTTCGATCCTCACCAGGATCCCGCCGTGCTTGCGGTCCACGAAGATATCGGGCGAAGGCGGCCTGGCGTGTTTCGCCTCCAGTTTCCGCAAGTACGCGATCTGTTCGGCATCCGTCCGGAGTCCTTCGGGACCAAACACCTGCGATATCTGCTCCGGAAGGAGATCCAGCGGGTCGCAGTTCCGGTGGTCGCCATTGAGTTCCATCACCTTCATCGTCCCGCCGTCCGCGAGGCGTTCCTGGTCGGGAATGGCCAGCGCGGCGATCTTCGCAAACAGCCGCGGTTTCCCCAGAAATCGGACGATTACCTGTGGTCGAAGCTGGTCATAGGCCAACTTGCGGATCCAGGGATGAATCGCGATCCGGATGTCGGAGAGGTCGTACCCCAACTCCTCCAGCCGGCGCACGATCCGGGCCAGTTTGAGGAAACTCTCGATAGTCGTGCCGAGTTCCCTCATGTAGAGCTTGACGAGCTCCTGCTTGTCCTCCATGGCCCCAATTGCGTCCAGTTCCCGCTCTAGCGCCTCGGGCAGCGCCTTCGCGGCCGTTGTCTTTTGCAGTTGTTTCGTCATGCCTTGGTTCTCCCAGTTTCAATTTTCAAGAGTTCGTCGGTTTCCAGAAGAAGCTGGCCGATCATCGCAAGTTCGCGGTTCTTCTCACGATAGTGGCGCTTCCTCTCCCGGTCT